GCCACAGTTAGTAGCTATTCTTAATTTATCTAATGATTCTTGTGCAATAATAATTCCACCTTTAGTTTTATCTTTAGGTGTAAATGGTAATACTAATAATCTCCAACCTGTTGGATTGGGTAAACTATCAACTAAAGATTCAGAAATATTTTCTGCTCTTATAGTTTTATCTTCAATTTTTTTATTTTCTTCTTGATATTTTTCTTCAAGACCTAGAACGGTCTTTGGTATTTCGTTTGACTGTGCATCAGTCGATTTTAATAATGTTTCCGCCATTGTTTTTTTGCTCCTTTTTGCTTAGCAGGTTAGAGAGTTCCTGTAATATATATTCGTATACACGAATTTGTCCTATCATATACTGGTATTTTTCCATATTGTCAATATTACCTGAAGTAATACTTAAAGTAATATTTTCTAATTGATTTTTAGCCAGTCTTTGTAATTTTGTAATTACTTCTATTCCATCCATAATTTAACAATTCCACTTTCTTAATGACTTATTAATTCTTGAATTAGGGTCTCGTGCAGTTTTTGCAGAAGTTAATCTTTTCTTCATCCCACTCATTCTGGCACAGAATGATTTTCTTCTCTTCGCTGCCTTTGAACCAGGTTTTAGTTTACTAGGTTTTGTTGTAACTGCCAATGATAATTTTGATCCAGGATTTGCAGCTCTATAAGATGCAATACCTTTTCTATTTAAGCCACCTGATTCAGATTTGCCTTCTTTACGTTGCCATGCTGCGGTTCTACCACCAGATGCCATCATAGTTCTACCTCTTCCTCTTAATGCAACATCACCCATATTAATAAACTTTTGTTTTTTTAGTTTTAATAATTCTACCTTGTCCTCTACCTACTAGTCCACCTTCTTTATAATAATCAACTGGGTTGTATTCTTTAGTAGAATCCTCTGGAAATAATCTAGAATATTTTTCAGCATCAAGTTCTTCTTGAATTACTTTTTTATAATTTTCATCTAACTTTTTTTCAGATTCTTTAAATTTTTTTTGTCTCTCTCGTTCTTGTTTATAATATTTTTCTCCACTCATACTAATCCTCCACCACTCATTTTTTTTCTATTTGTAAATGTTGGAACATTAGATGGTTTAGGTCCAGTATTACCAGCTTGTTGTTTTCTTTTAACAGCGGAAGCTCTTTGACCTTTACTCATAGCTCTAGCTTTAGCTATGGGCACACATTTAGGATAATTTTTTCTTGTCTCTCCACCACTTCTTCCACATTTAGGATAAGATCCATCGGATTTTCTATTTGCAATATCAACCCAATTTTCTTTAACCCAGTTACGTAAACCCATATTAATATTTTTTTGTAACCTTTCTTCTATTTTCTAATACACCACCACAACCTTTAGCAACACCACCTTGTTTATAATTTGATACCATTTTTCTTTGTTGTGAAACGTTTCCTCCACTCATTTTCTTTTTACGTCCACCTGGAACTATTTTACCAGAACAAACAGCACTCGCATACATGTTCGCGTACGCGCTCGGGTACACGTCAAATTTTGCTTTTGCTGCTGCTTTTCCTCTTGGGCAAAGTTTAGCCATTATTTTTTTCTTTTTTTAATATTTTATCTAAAATTTTAGATTGTTTTAAATGCCTAACAGAAGATTTTTTTAAATCTTTTGCTATATTCATTAAACCACCTTTTTTCATTTCTTTAGGTTTTTTAGACATTCCAGCTTCGGAAAGAGCAATAGCAACTGCTTGTTTTCTAGATTTTACAACTGGTCCTTTTTTACCAGAATGTAATTTACCTTTTCCAAACTCTCTCATAACTTTACTAACTTTAGTTTGACCACCTTTTGCCATTTTTTCTTTTACCATTGTACCTTTTTTATTTTCTCTAAATCCTTGTCTTTCCATTTTAGTTTCTTTAGATTCCATTTTCATAGATTCCATACCTTCATGGGCCTTAGATTCATCCATAGCTTTACCACCTCTTTTCATAAGAGCTCTACCTTGTCCTCTTAATGCAATATCACCCATTATTTTTTACCTCTTTTAATCATACCACCTTTTTTCTTAATGACACCTCTACCTTTTAAAACATCTTTAAAAGTTACTTTACCATCACCAGTTAAATCTGGAAATTCTTTTCCACCTTTTTTAACTTTACCACCCATTTTAAATCCTGGTCTTGGTCTTTGTTTATAATCGTTTCTCATTTTAGTTCTCCTTATCCGTTTTCTTGGTTATTATTTACCGGTTTATTAGCCATCGTGCGTGCAACCGATTCCGCAGATCGTCCTACCACATACCCCCCGAGTCCAATTTGAAGAAGTGTCCAAACATCACCTGGAAGAGTTATAGTTATAGAAGCTTTAAAAAAAAATAAGATAACAGGTCCTAATACATAGTTCCATACTAATATAAAAATTAATACGTACATTAACAGGGGCCTCCAGCTCGATGCGAACCAGCCCGCTTTGGCCTCTGCTTCAATAATTTTTGCTGCAGCTTGTAATTCTTGTGTATTAGATTGTAGTAATTGAGTTTGTAGATCTGCTTTTAATTTTGCTTGTAAATCTTTATCAGGAACTGATTTTTCAATTGTATTAAATAAAATCTTTGCTAGAGGTGCAATAGCTCCTAACATTTGAATCATGGTTTAGTACCACTTCGCTTTTCTTTTCTTATCTGGTAACATTGCTTTTTGACCACCAACTTGTTCAAGTTGTGTTTCTTGTGGATTAGTCATTTCAACTTCAACTGCTTGTGCATAATCATCACTATTTAAAAATTGTGAATGATCAACTTGAGTTCCATATGCAGATCTTGATGTTTTTTTTATTTTTTTGGCCATATTTATTCCTATTAGTTAAATCCTTGCTTATTTTGTTTTGCAAGAGATACTCCGGCACGCAGTTTAGCTAAATTTTCGTTTTGTTCAAGCTTATTTTCATTATTCTGTTGATTCATTAAAGCTCTCATTTTATCTAAGTTCAATCTATCATCAGCTTCTTTGCGTTTTTGCTCGTTTTCCATAGCTCTTAAGTCAACTTCACGTGATTTAAGCTTCAATAATGGGTCCGAATCAAATTGAGAAGTAATTTGGTTTTCCTCTTTCATGAAATCTGATGTCATTTCAGCTACTAATACAGATTTTCTAGATTCAATCTTTTGCATCATCATTTGTAACTGTTGTGCAATAGCAGGATTTTGAGCTGCTTGTTGTTGTAACATAGGTAACTGTTGTAATTCTTTTGAAAATTCTAATTGAACTTGTTCTTGGGACATAATTGAAATGTGTTCAAGTATATTTTTTTGAATTGCAGCAACTATAACTGGATTATTTCTAACCATATTTAATTGCATGAAATTTAAATGAGCTTCAATATGTGCTCTATGATCTTGTCCTGGGAAAGCTTGGAATGGTTGAGCACCCATTGCACTAATATGTTCTAAACTTGGATCTATTGGAGTTGGTCTAGTTGGAGGAGGTAATATCAAATCAATATTATCTACACCAATCGCTTGATACATATCTTTGTAAGCTTGATATAAATTATGAATCTGTGGATTAGATTGAGCAAGTTGTAATTGAGTTTGTGCTAAACTGATTCTTTGTGTTTGAGAAAATATATTTGGATCTGCAACTGGAACAATATCAACTCTATCATCAAAGTCCGCAACTTTAATTTGTTTATTTCCACCTACTACATCGTATGGATATATGGGTGGTAAATATGTTTTAAATACATTTGCTAATAATTTAAATTCTTGTTTTAATGAAGCATAAATTCTTTTGTGTATTGCAGACATAACTCTTGAGCCACGTTCCAATAATGCTAACGTTGTACCTACTGCCGCTTGTTGGTTTCCTTCACCCACTTGATTATCTGCGATGCTCGCGAATCGTTGACCTGCTTGAACAACAACTCCCATTAAAGTTAATAATGTTTGATCTGGTCCCTTAAATGGCAATGTCATAAAGTTATCTTTAATATTTCCTCCTGGAGCGTCGACATCTCTCCATTCTCCTGGTTGTAATGGTTGTGCGTCATCTCTAACTCTAATACCACGCATTTTAAATCCAGCTGGTAAGTTAGCTAATGTTCCTGCATCTAATAATTGTCTTAACGCAGATGTAGCAGTTCTTGATAAACCACCAATCATATGAATTAAACCAAAACCATAGAACCCTAAACCTGGTAAAAATTTAAAGTGTACAAAGTAATTAATTTTATTTTTTTTAGGATCTGTTTCATAGAAATTACGTCTTATAGATAAAACTTCTCTAGAAGATTCTTCAATAGTTACAACGTATGGAAGCTTAATTCCTGTGGGCTCACCAGTCTGTGGATCTTTATCTTCAAATCCTTCCAGATCTAAATAAACATGACATTCTAATAAAGTATAAATGTCATCTTGTTTTTCAACTCTAATACCTTCTAATTTTTGTTTCTTTTCTTTTAATTCATCTGTTTGTATAGCGGGTTCACCAAGTTCAACATCTCTATAGAAACCACTTACTTGTTGTTTTCTTAAATCATTTGCTGAAATTTTAATTGCATGAATTACTGCTTCAGCATCTTCTAATGAAGTTGCAGAATAAGGAACAACTAAATCTTCAGCTGGAATAAATTTAGATACAGCTCTTCCTAATAATTCATCATAGTAAACTTTTTTAAATGTAGATCCTGATAATGGTAAATAAAATAACATCTGATCAAATTCAGCTTCGTATTCTTTCATTACATCCATAATCTCATAGTTCATGAAATCTTTAACTCTATTTGCTTGATCTTGTCTTTCAGGAGTTATTGCTCCAACTATTTGAGTTCTAACTGGACCATCTGCTGGAAGTAATTCTTTATAAGCTTGTGATTGAAATTGTGTTACTGATTCTGCAAGTACTGGATGTGTAACACCAGACGCACCTTTAAAAGGTTCTGTTCGTTTTTCATATTTAAATCCTAAAAGATCTAAACCATTTGTATATGTTGTTTCCCAATCTTGTCTTGAAGAACGATAGTCAAGATAGTTATCAACTAGATCTGCACCTATTTCTCCTAATTCTTGTTCATCAATTATTTCTGCTAAATTTGAAGAATGATTATCTGATTGTAATTCTTGAGTCGGGTCAAAAGAAACTTCTACGCCACCATCTTCCATTTGATTCATTTCAACATTTTCACTTGTAATCTCTGGAACTGTTTCGTCTCTAGTTTCTAAACTAATTTCTTGTTCTTTAAATTCTGGGTCCGATGGAGTTGGAGTAACGTTCGGTAATGATTTATCTATTTCAGCCATGATTAATTATACCTTCTTGTAAATAATGATTCAACACCTTGTGAACTAGGACCTCTAGCAGGTGGTATCGTATTTGTCAATCCACCGTTAGCCATATTTGCTGTTTGTCCTGTTATAGTATTTAATAGATCAGCATTATTTCTTAAAGCATTCATAGTAGCAAAATCTAGATTACCTACAGATGCACCTAATGCTTGAGTACCTATATCTGAACTTCCAACATTTACTGTTCTTTGTACAGGATTGTTTCTTAAATTTATATTTACATCATAGGGAGTTCCTAAATTATTTCCTGATTGTCTTTGAAAATCATATCTATCAAATATTTTATTAGTTTCTGGATTATAACTAAATTGTCCTAAAGTTGTTTTTATTTGATCTACTGGATTTCCAAACATTGAAGAACCTAAAGTTTTTAAATATTCCATTGGAGTAAATCCATCATCCATAAGTTGAGCAATTCCAGTTTGTGGATAATCTGCGTAAGTTATATTTGTTCTACCTTGGTTGGTTGCATTTTGAATTGCTTGATTTATTACGTTTTGTTGTGCTGTTGTAAATTGATTTATATCTTGAAAAGGATTTCCTGATCCTGTTATAAAATTTGAATATCCTTTAACAGCTGGATTATTAAAAATATTTTGTAATTGACTACTTATAAAATCATAAGGAGTTGATTGCCCTTCATAAGGTTGAAAAGGTGCTTCTGGCGTTACAGTTGGTAGTTCTTGTTGTGGGAATATTTCTGCTTGTGGTTGTGTAAATGCTGCTTGATCTTGTGCTGAAACTTGTTGACCAGAGAATGGATCTACTGTTGGAACTTCAGATGATGGACCATATATAAATTCAAAAAGTTTATTTCTTTCATTTGATGAAGTAGGTATTTTTGGTTTAATTAATTTATTATAGTCGTCATATTGACTTAATTGAAGATTTAACTCTTCTTGTTTTTTTGCTATATATTCTTCTGGACTCAAATCAGGTAATCCATATCCACCAGCAAATTTAGTATTTGGACCAAAAGATTTTGCATAATCTATTGATTGTTGATATGAATCTTTTAATCTTCTAATTTTTCCTTCTTGATCATTACCGAATTGACCCTCCATTTGATATAAAAATTCTGGAGTAATTTCTGCTTTATTTCCGAATGTTAATACTCCTTCATAAGTTCCACCATCCGCGTACCTCGTTCTTTCTCTAAACATACTTGCAACACCACCATCCGCGTATCGCTTTCTTTTTTTAAATAAACTACTTACACCACCTTTTTTATATCTTTTAGAAAAAGTTCCCATCACGCTATCATATAAATCAAATATTTCTTTTTTAGATAATCCTTCTGTTTCATAACCTTTTTTATTTAAACTTTTTTCTTCAAAACTTTTAACTTCTCCACCATCAGCAAGATCTAAAAAAAATCTTTGTCTAATATATTCTTCAGAAGGCATAACTGGTATTGAACCTTTTGGAACAACATCTCTTGGTTCAAATTTAGGCATAGTAACAAGTTCATCATCTACTATTTCAAGATTAGGCATTTTAGCATCTAGACTAGATAGTAATTCATTTTCAGAATATGATTTATATTTGCTTAATGGTTCTTCTGCTTTACTTTTATTTTCTTTTGCAACCTTACCACCGTTTTTCATTTCAGTTAATTCAGGTA